CACCGAAGAGCTCTGATGCCCAGCAAGCTGCCACGCCTCAACGTCGTCATGCCCCAAGCCATGCGCGACTGGCTTGACGCTCAGCGCCGGCCCTGTGAGTCGGCCTCTCACGTCGTCCGCCGGCTGATCGATCAGGCCATGAAGGCCGCCCCTTGACCCCGCCCACTGCCACCAGCGGTCCCAACCCTAACCACACGCCCCTAGACATGGCCTCTACGCCCCCTTCCTTCACCATCACCCCGCCTGCAGCACCTGAAGCCCCTTCCCGGCCCTCCAGCAGCCCGCGGGAACGCTTCCTCGCCCTCGTAGACCAGGCCGCCCTCGCGCTGGAGGCCGACATGCGGGCGCCGAGCCTCTACCAGCAGGGACAGGCCGACGAGCGGCAACGGGCGGACGCGCTGCTCGCGGCACGGCTGGACCAGCTCCCGCCGACCGACCGCGCCGCACGGGCTGAGCTCCGCGCCATCCGCGCCATGCTTAATCCCTAGACCTAGACCGGGTTGCTAACATCCGGTTGCGGTTCTAACCCTTGCCGAGTGGCAGCGTCTGTCGCCATCCAAAGACTCGGTGGTCGGCAAAGCAAGCTTACCGAAGAACTGATTGCAAAGGCTCGCGACCTGGCAGCTTCTGGTGCCCCGGACAAAACTCTTGCCGCTGCCTGCGGCGTCTCTATCAGGGCATGGCAGCTGTGGCTGAGTAATGCTCGCTCCGGCCAAGGTTCGCCGCTTGAGATGCAGTTTTTGCAAGCAATCCGTGAAGGAAGAGCAGAAGGCGAGCTGATTCATGTCCAGAAGCTCCATAAGGGCGACTCGAAAGATTCGCAGTGGCTGCTAACTCACAGCCCTTACTGGCGGGATACATGGTCTGATGCGTCTGCAATTCGGCGTGCAAACCAACGACTAATGGAAGGCGTTGTTGCTGTCATCGAAGCCACGCAATCTCTCACCGCCGAACAAAAACACGATCTGTTATTGCAGTTGCAGGCCCGTGGTCTTGGCGGCATGATGCCGCAGCAGGAAACCAATGCTGACGCCTGATCCGCTCGCCGCAGCAATTGCTCGACTGGAGTTGAGCAAAAGGAAAGCCGTCATCGCGACTAAAGCTGAAGCATATACAAAAACCTTCCGCGAGTTCATCGCCGAAGTATGCCCGTCGTTCATCTTTACTAAGCACACCGAACGGCTGATCGCCATTGGCCAGCAGATCGCCGACGGCAGCCTGCCACGTGCAATGGTCGAACTGCCGCCTCGGCATTTCAAGTCCACCATCTACAGCCGCTTCCTGCCGGCCTATTTCGTTCGCCGTTACCCAGCGCGGACCGTTGGCATCGGCTCCTACAGCGGCACCTTGGCGATGGAGTTTGGCCAAGCGTCCCGCGACTATTTCGTGGCCTCAGGCGGCACCCTGGACCCGAGCACTGCAGGGAAAGAGCGGTGGAAGACGAACGAGGGCGGCGGCGTCTGGGTTGCCGGCGTCGGCAAGGGCAGCGGGATGCCTGCCGATCTGCTGATCGTTGACGATCCGATCAAGGGTCGCGAAGAAGCCGACTCTGCCGCCATCCGCCGGCAAGTTCATAACTGGTGGGATTCGGTGCTCAGCACAAGGGAAGAGCCGAACGATGCCAAGGTGATCATCCATACCCGCTGGCACAAGCTCGACCTAATCGGCTACCTGCTGAAGAAGAACGAGGAACTAGAGAAGGAAGGGATGGCAGAAGAGTGCGAGCCGTGGCACGTGATCAGCCTGCCGATCGAAGCGGTGGCCGCGAACAGCATCAAGCCGCTGCCGAAGACGGTCACCCGGGAACATGACCACCGGCAGCCGGGCGAGGCGCTGGATCCGACCCGCTACGACGAGCGGTGGATCCGCCGGAAGAAGGCAAACACCCCGGATCGGGACTGGGATGCGATCTACCAGCAGAACCCGACGGATGCGCAGGGGACAATTTTCAAGGCCGGTTCTATCGGCTACTTCATCCTCTCCGGTGAGACTGGCATGCCGGACGATGTAGTGCTGCCGGAACGAGGCGTCCGGCGAATCGCCAGCCTTGACTCCACATTCAAGGATTCCGCCGGCACTGACATGGTTGGCATTGGAATGTGGCTGCAGACGCAGGAGGCTATGTATCGGCTGGATCAGATCAACCGCCGGATGGGCTTCAACGACACACTCGATACGCTGCGAGCGCTGCAGCCGGCGTGGAAGTTCGACACGTTGCTGGTAGAGGACAAGGCGAACGGGTCGGCGATCATCGACACGCTGAAGCGGGAAGCCAGAGGGTATTCCGTGATCGAGGTGGACCCGATGGGCGGGAAGGTTGCCCGTGCGGAAGCTGCAGCGGTCCAGTTCAAACAGCGCCGGGTGCTCATTCATCGCCATGCGTCATGGCGGGCGGAGTACGAGGGTCAGCTACTGGAGTTCCCATCGGGCACGTTCGACGACCTGGTGGACGAGACGTCCCAAGCCCTGAACTATGTCGCCGGCACCGGCCCGATGCGCGTCACCACCGTCAGCTACGGCTACAGCGCTGGCGACTATGCCGTCGGCGATGACGACGACGAGTCCTCCATCTTCTGACTTCTGAGCGACCCATGGCTACTACCACCGCCAAGCGGCCACGGCAACGTCGCCAGCCGACGGCAGATGACCTAGCGAAGCTGGGGCAGTTCCCGCCGCCTACCGCGACGAGCGAGCAGTTGGCGGTGGAGAACCGGTTGCTGGCGATGGACTGCGCCAACCGCTATGCCCGCAACATGCAGATGCCGGTGGCGGATCTGGAGACTGCCGCATGGGTCGGGCTGCTCAAGGCCTGCCGGTTGTTTGATGCCGAGCGGATCAACCCGCATACCGGCAGACCCTATGCCCTCTCATCGTTCGCCGTGCCGTACATCCGCGGCGCGATGCTCCAGTATGTGCGGGACAAGGTGTTCGCCATCAAGTTCCCCCATTGCTGGCGGGAACTAGGTCCGAAGGTGCGGCGGCTGTCGCAGCAGGGGCAGAGCCATGAGCAGATCTGTGAGCAGCTGACGGCCGACGGGAAGTCTGTCACGGTCGCGGATGTAGCGGAGATCCTGGGGTCGATGAAACCCACCGTGGAGCTCGACTATGAGCCGGTGATTGATCGAACGGAAGAGCAACTGCTCCAGCGCGAGGAAGATGAGGAAGGCGAACGGCGGGAACAGCATGCGTGGGCGGTGCTGGAGGAGGCGTATTTGAAGCTGCATCGATCGGACCGTGAGGCGATCGAGGAGTTCTGGACCAACACCCGACGGATCCCGATCCCTCACGGTCCGTTGCAGCAGCTGCGGAACAAGGTGCGGGCACTCGTCGGGCAACATGCCCGCGGCGGATTGGAACGGATGCCGTTGGGGTTCGAGGTGCTCGCTACACCGACGACGCGTCGGACCAGGCGGCCGACGGTGGTGAGCGATCGAGGGCCGGAACAGTTGACGGCAGCCGCGATTCAGTTCGATATGTTTTCAATGGTGATCGAGCCGGCGGAAGAGGCAGGGGAACCCTGAACTAGGTAACGGCCGGGGTAACAGGGGAACGTGCTGCAGACGATCTCGCATCCAGTCAACAACGCATCGCTGCCTTCGTTCGTTCATCCGGCTCTTGCTGATGCGAGTGCAGAGCTGCATGTAGTGCGCGACTGCTGGGAACTGCTGCGGAATGGAAAGGAACCGTACCTGCCGAAAGAAACGAAGGAACCAGCGAAGGCGTATGAGAATAGGCTGCTGCGCAGTAGCTACCCATCATTTTTCCGTGATGCGATTGTCGCCTACGCCGGTGCATTATCGCGGTTTGAGTTGCGTGATGCGCCTAGCCTGATCGTTAACAATCAGTCAAGTATTGACGCGGATGGCAACAGCCTGAAGGCCTATTGGATGACTGCCGACGCGATGACGTTGCGTGATGGCGGTGGCCTGCTGATGGTGGACATGCCGAGCGGGCGATCGGGTGATCGCGGGCAGGAGGTAGCGAGCGGTCGGCGGCCTTACCTCGCTCATGCGGTCCGATCGAATGTGCCGAACTGGCAGACGGAGAAACGTGAAGGGATCGAACTGCCTGTCGCGGTAAGTGTCCTCGAATGGGCGGAAGAGGAATCGGGAGAGTATGGCGTGATCATCAAGCCGCGGTATCGGGTGATGGTGCGCGGCAAATGGAAGGTGATCGAATTCAAGGATACGGATTCCGGCCCGGTGCCGCAGATCGCGAAAGATAAGAACGGCGAAGACCTGACCGGTACGTTCGTCGACTATCGGAACCAGCCGATGGAGAACCCACCGGTTGTGTGGTATTCCGGCAGCCGATCAGGATTTGGTCGCGGCGACCTGCCGTTGCTGTCGCTTGCGTACTTTACCCTCGACTGGTTCCGTGAGTACAGCGACCTGAAAGAACTGTTGCACAAAACTGCTATGCCGGTGCCGGTGCGGAAAGGCATGTACGGCACGGGACCAGGCGGGACGACACCGGCGATGATTCTCGGCCCAAACAGCGGGCTGGATCTACCGGATAATGGAAGCTTTAGTTTCGCTGAGGTTGCCGGCAGTTCGTTGGCGCAGCACGTCGAGCACCTGGTGCATATTGAGAAGCTGATCGATCGGCAGACGATGAACTTCCTGCTGTCAGGATCAGCGGAGAAGACCGCCACGCAATCGCTGCTGGAATCTGCTCAGCTTCAGGCCAGCCTGACGAGCATGGCGGAAGGCAAAAACTCGGCGATGGAATCGCTATTCCGAATCTGGGGGCAATTTACCGGCGAGATGGTACCAACTGGCGCCGGAATCGATCTTGATAGCGAAGTATTTGACCGGCCGGTAACGGCAGCAACGCTGGAAACTGCAGAACGGCTCTACAACTCCAACCTGCTCACCCGTCAGACGGTGGTCGAATTGGCGG